TAGCCTCACTACAATAGTTTGATTCATCAATTTCTACCATTAGTTCTACATCTAATAGAGCATATTCAAGATAAGTTTCTGTATCTTCTAGCCATGCTCTACGATAAAACTCGTTTGGGTCGGGGAACTTTTCAGATACTAATTTGTTCTTACCTAATACTTCTTCCGATACATAATCTAAAGATAGCGAAGGTAATGTTCCTCTTTGTGAATCATTCCATTGACGCTCAAAAGCCATATCAAGATTCAAGGTTATTCTTCCGCCAATCGGTTGTTCTATTTGTGAAAAACCTTTTTCATGATACATAAATTGATAGCCGTCTCTTTTAGTATTCTTTACTCCTTTAATAGAACCAATAGGTGACATAATCAATGGATTAAGCCCTACTGCACATGCTCTTTCAAGAAGTTTAGGAACATCAGCAAAGTTTCCAAACCAAGCAATTAACATATCGGGGTCTTTTACAACCATAGTTGTCATAAAGTTTTCAAGCATATCTTTTTCATTATCAAAAAAGAATCTATGATTTGGTTGTCTTGCAGAAAAATCCGAAGGCCAATTAGGAAACCAAACCCACTGATAGTATTGCTTATCGTAATTATCATACGCTACAATAGTAGTAATCTTACCATCATGTTCGCCACCTTGTTGCCACTCCATATCCCAATACCATTTACGCATATCATATTCGGGCATATCGTGTAATTCATCTACACAGTATCTAAACTGATAAGGCACATCGGCCTCATATGTTTTAGAAAACATATCTTTGGCTTTTCTAATATCATAAGAAGTATCTACATATACTCTTTTTAGCGGGACTCCATCAATGTTTATCCAATCGCCTCTAACATAATCAAAGTCTCTTTCGATATATTTGCTAGGGCGATAAGTAGGTGGCTCTTTTTCAGATTCTTCTACATAGAAGTATGGCCTAAATTCTACTTGCTCAAACTTTCTTTCGTTGTTTTCTCTCCACGCTTTGTATATTGTTTTACCATCATCCATTCTGCTTATTATCATTATTATTCCTCATTGGTATTCACTTATCCGTTTACTGTTGGTGCTTTCAGTAAAAGCCTATCATTGGCTACTATTAGTATTGGAAACTCATCTTTTACATAGAAGTTCAATAATTGGTCATTATCAAAGAAAGCATATAATGGCCCACTAAACTCTACTGTTGCACTTTCACCGCTATTAAATACTGGCGTAACATTCTCGCTATATTTACTAGAAGTGTTATTTCCACTAGAAAAAGTAGAAACTCCTTCATCATAGTTTAACTTGTAAACTCCTGTCTTTGCTAATTCACAAGACTTGATTGTGCTTTTGAATTGGTCTACATTAAGAGTAAATGCTCCTTCAAATGGTTTCTTGTTAAAAGAAAACATTGTTTGTGGATTAGCCTCATATGTAACATGACTTAACAATGTTCTTACTCTACTAATCGCTTCAAAACCACTATGTATTGCTACTTTAGGAATATTAGCATCTTTATTCTCTTGAGTAACACTGACTACATCTCCTACATTTATCTTAATATCACCAGTAAATGATTTTAGAAACGGTGTTAATTCTTTAGCATCAGCAATAAAATTACCATCCTTTTCTCCGTCTACTTCAAGTGTAATACCCACAATAAAAGTAGCGTCACCGTTCCAAATACTTAGAGAATTATCTTTTAATTCAGCCCAAAATAAAGAACCTATACTAGAATTAGAAAAACCATTTGTGGTCAAATGTTTCCCTTTGACCTGTATCTTATCTAGAGCATTCTGTAATTCTTTACTATCGGTTGTAAATATCAAATTAATCCCTCTCTAAGTTCCGGAACGCCACTCCACTTGACTTTACCACTACCAACTTCTAGAGTTTCCCATGATTTACCAACAAGAGAAGTGTTTGTTTTACTGCTTTCTAGTGTGCATTTGTAAACAACATCTCCTTTCTTTAGAGTTCTTTTAGTGTTAATTACTTGGAAAAGATAGTCTCCCCAGTTGTGCCAATTAGGTTTAGTTCCTACAACTTCACCACTTGCTCCATAATCAGCCTTAGCGTGAGTAATGTAAATTTGGTCACAATCAAGATTCTTGCACATAGCCAATAAAGAATAAAATGGTGCATTTCTTTTACCCCACTCAAACTTCATTTTTTGTGGCTTTCCGATTTTAGAACTGCCTGTAACATGAAGTGTGCAACAATCTAGCCACTTATCTACTCCATCAAATACAAAGAGAACATCCTCTCCTTGCTCAATTTGTTCTTTAACTGTTAAAACAAAATCTTCTGAATTTGCTTCTGACTTTTGTATATCTAATTCACCATTAGCGTTTCTAACTTCGGGATTCCAAAGAGTAATCCTATCAGTCATTTCATGATTTTGTCTCCATGTAGGTTCGCAACCATCATCCCAATCTAAAACATAAATCTGCTTGTCTGGAAAATCTAAAGCAATACCGCTTTTTACAGTCTTAGGTTCTCCCCAAATACCACAAACTAGTTTGTTCTTTCTAGCCAACCTAGCCTCAGTTTGTTGCTTTAACTTATCTCTAAACGCAGTAACTCTAGCATTGTTCTGCAATTCCTTATCTACTTTTATTCCGCTTGTTATTCCCATTGTTTTCACCATTCCTCTATTATTTCATCTATATCTATTTCTACTTTCTTTCCTTTAATTTTAGACCATATCTCTAGTAAGTCTTTGAGAGATTCTTCATCTTTACAAACATATCTTGCATCCTTACTACCAATGTGTAATTTAGCCCAATATGTTCCTGCTATCTTCTCATTTTCTTTCCAAGTGATAAAATCTACATTATCTAAATCAATCATATAACTGTTTGATTTAATCAAATATCTATTAGCCTTTATATCTCCTAACATCTAATTCCACGCTCCTATTTTCATTTCTCTCCGATATGCTGCATGAAATACATCAAAGTCATCAGCACTCATTTCTTGTATTATCACACCTGCACTTGAATATATTTTTACCTCTCTCGGTGAGTTATGGTTTGAAGTGGTCTTCTTCCAAGAGTAGTGCTGAATATTCTTAAAAAGAATAATTGCTCTATCTGTTTCTATTGCATTTCCATATATTATCATATTATTTTCTCCTTTAAAATAGGCTTCGCACCTATTCGAGTGTCAATTTTTTCCTGTAGTTCACACTTACACTAATTAATGAAGAGGGACAAGCAAGCAAGCAAAACCCCCTTTGGAAATCAATCAAAACCAGTCGAAGTCTTCCTCCATTGGCGGGGAAACTTCTACTGCTGAACCAGTTTTAACGGTGCATAAAAGACCGCCTACATTGATAGTAGCGTCTTCTACTCCTTCATCAGTAGTCCTTTGACTGCTTCTTCCAACAACAATTACAGTAGAACCTATACCAAAGTCTAGATTAATATGTCCCGGAATCCAACAGGTTGTAATTCCGTCTCCACCATTCTCGTAGTCCATAGTTGAATCAATATCTGTAATATTGATAATTCTATTACCGTTTGAAGATGGAGTCATATTCATGTTAGTAACCATTCCATCTGTAATGATGAACTTCTCTTTGTAAGGTAGAGCCTGTCTTTCGATGTGCGCTCTATCCAAATCAACTAGAGGAACTAATTTATCCGAGAATTGACTCATCAAAATTTGCTCAATATCATAATTAGATGTATCACGATAAACTTCGCTTTCCGGGTCTAAATCAGTATTTAGAGTAAGACTGTTCAAAGTCAAATCTTTTGCTCCGTAGATATCCGTTCCATTAGAACCTTCTACACATAAGAAGTGAACAAACTCAAATGTGTTAGGAATAAAGTCTACTCCCGGTTGATTTTTGTAAGAAAAGAAATAAGTCTTCATTTCTCCATTACCTAGAGAACCATAGAATATTCCTGTTCTTCTCATTAGTTCTTTTGCTAAAGGCTTACCATAATTAGCATTCTTTCCGCCAGTCATGTAAGTAGCAGTATTGTCTAATGGGATGTATATTCTTCCATCTTCTAATGTTTCTGCTCCTTCCGGAAGTTCGGAGATAATCTTTTCTTCATATTTGCCGTTGTGATATCTAGAAACAGCCCACTTTTCTGTTGCTGTTCTGTTAGCCACCGCTACAATTCCTCTCTCTAAAGCATTGTCAGAATCTCTTAGGAATTCTTCTTTTGCTTGATTTCTGTTCCAACTCAATGTATCTCTAGGTGCGTCTAGTGAGATAAAGAAACCAAATGCATTCTTGTAGTAGGAATCATTATTATTACTTCCATCCTTATTTGCATTATTATTTCTTCTAACATTGGCAACATAGTTTCTCCATAGCCCTTTCGCTATTGGATTATCTACGCTAATTCCGTTCTCGGCACAAATCTCCTCGAACTTAGCCATAGCCTCTTCTACGCTCATATTGATATATTGTGCGCTGTTTTCTATTTCATTCTTCATATCTTCAGGTATCATATTTTTTTCACTCTCCTTTTTCTTTTTTTTCACAATAATTGACCCACCATCCATGATAGTAACAGTTTGGGGGTCATTGTATTGGAACGCCATTCACTTTCTCCTATTGTTCTTAAAAACTTAAATTTGACATTATTATCTAGCCCTTCTGCGCTGATAATAGCCTCATGTAATCCAATACAAACCTCTCTTACGGTTTGTCCTTCATACAATAAGTCGTGAATATCATTAAGCACATTGGTATCTTTGTTTATTATTTGCATTATAATTTTCTTGTAATCCTCAAGAGCCACTTCCACTTGCTTCCGAAGGGTAGAGTCACTAGCCTTAGCCGCTTGAATTTCGGTGATTGCCCTACGAATATCACCGTTCATGGCATATATAAAGGGGTTCAACTCCTCTCTTGAGAACCTAGTTATGTTTTCTTGTTCAAGAATACTCTCTATAACAGTAAGCATACTTTCATTAGAAACTGGTTTAAAATGATAATTTGCACATCTGCTTTGTAGCGCAAAAATGATTTTATTCCTATCGTTACAAGTAATAATAAATCTAATATTGCTGGCATATCTTTCCATAATTCTTTTCAATGCGTTTTGTGCATCGTTAGTCATTCCATCCATTTCATCTAATAAACACATTCTAAATGGAACATCACCATAAGAACTGCTTTGTGCAAAGTTCTTGATTTTAGTTCTCACAGTTTCTAGTCTTCTATCATCACTAGCATTTATTTCTATAAAATTATTAGTAAATCCATCACCCAACATAGTCTTAGCAAGAACTAAACAAGCACTTGTTTTACCATTACCGGGATTTCCGTAAATAAGAAGATTAGGCATATTGCCTTCTTCTTTCCACGAATGAGCATCCATTACAAAATGCTCTTGTCCTATGATATCTCCTAGTTTACTTGGTCTGTATTTTTCCGTCCATAACATTACAAAGCCTCCAACTTGGATTCTATTTCTCTAACTAAATCATACATAATTTCACTTAGCCAACCATGAGGTTCTTGAATATTAACCTCTCCTATACCACCCAAAACATCAGTAATATAATCCGAGGCTCTCTCAGCCCATTCAAGTAGTTCTTCAAGTTGTTCGGCTTCGTGTGCTTTTGATTTCAATTCTTCACTTTTTCTTTCTAATTCTTCACTTTTCATTTTTATTCCTCCATTAAATCAATATATTCTTGTAGCGTTTCTGCTACATCTTTCCAATATGCTACCTCTTGGTTAGCATTTTTTAGTATGTCTATTTCCTTCTTTAGTTTGGCAACCTCTTTTTCTAGGGATTTTGTTTCGTAGTAGTATCTGTCTCTAGCACTTATGGCATCACGCCTTTCTTGGTCGGGTGATTTTCTATTACTGAAACTTACCATTCAAATTCCTCCTATGTGGTGTTTTTTTGGATTATGTTTTCTTCTAAACTGAATACTCTTATTACTTATTTTTCTTTTTTCGATGTATTCATTATCTGTTAGCCATTTGAAAAATGTTCTAAATTTATCTATCCCAAATATGCAGGACGAATTCTTTTTAATTTCTGCCATGGTTCTCCACTCTTCATCTATTAACAATAGAACAGATAGCCACTGGCCGGGAATCACTTCTCCCGGATTAAATAGGATTTCTATAGATTCAAGACATCCCCACTTTAGCCTTTCTTTGGTATTCATTCTTCATTCCTCCATTCCTCTATTGTTTTTATTTGTGGATTGTTAGTAGGCACATAGTATTCAATGACTTCAATTCTACCTACCCATCCATCTTTGAGTGTCGCTATGTATTCCTCACACTCTTTCAAAGAACCATGCTGTGTGTATTCTTCTTCCATATCTTCTTCATTCTGTGCGAATACTTGGAAGGTGGGAGCATACTTCTCTAAGTATTGTAGTCGCTTGACTTCGGCTAGAAGTTTTGGTGCGTCTGTAATAAGTAGTAAATTGGCGTATGTTTCTTTGACTCTCTTTGTATCATATCCCGCTAACTTCACAGAAGCAATTTGTCTTCCGCTTTCATCAAAAACTGATTCGCTTTTGAAGCCGATTATAGCACTACGCTTCCAACACCCCGTCTTTATTGTCTTCGAGTGTCCTTTGTATTTGTCTGTATCAATCATTCAACCATCTCCTTCCATGTTTCCGGTAAGTCTAATCCTCGTTCAAGTGCTTTCATCATTTCAACATGACTAGCATTATTTCTAATCATTTCATCTAATGCTGTAAGAACAGCACCTTTCTTTTTACTCTCTTCACGCAACCGCTTGACTTCTGCAATCAAAGGAAACATTCTTGCTAATAGCGTATGCTCGTTTTCTTTATCGCCAAAAAAGGCGTTAAACTCCAATTCTAATTCTTGTATGTCAATCATTCCTCTTCACCTCCTTTTAATTTGTAAAGAAAACATTTTTCTTCCGTAGAAAAACCAACTTTCTCTATTTCTTTTGATTTACCTAATACTTGTCCTAATTGTCTAACGGTAAAACTATTCATCTTTGATTCTCTTTCTTTTAGTATTCTCGCTATTTCATATGTTGAAAGCGTTTTATCTCCTAATGCTTCTATTATTCTTTTTTTGATTCTTTTCATACATAGTCCTCCAACTTTTTGATTTGTATTTTACCAGAAGCGTTAGTCTTTTTTCGCTTCTTCTTTCTCTTTTCACCTAAGCCAAGTATTCGGCATTCAGCGTTATTTAGTTTCTTTTGAAAAGATGAAACTAAGGTCTTATCCATACAAAGTTGCCGTAACACTCTTGGATTCTTAACTCCTAAGCGTCTAGCCAATCTAGGTATTTGTGAATATTGTCTTCTTTGTGGCATGGTTAGTCTACCATATGATTTACCACTATGAGCATAGGCTAACATCTCATAGAAATACCTTTGACTCCATCTTCGTTTTACTACACCATCAACAAAAATTAATTTATTGGGATGTATATTCTGTGCTAACCAAGATATTATCTGTGTGTCTGAAGGTTTATTGAATAGCAATAACTTAGCCATGAAGTCTCTATCCGATTCTCTAAGATATTCATTTACAAGGGAGTAGGTATCTCTTTCATACGATGATGGTTTTTCACAATGGATTGCCATTTCTGATATTTCATTCCAAAGATGATTTACTGAACCTGCTCTTTTTATTTGACACATAGTTTTGATTTCTTTAGGAACAGACTTTTCATTGATTGAAGTTAATACAACTTGCCCCTTGTATAATCTCAAAATAGTAAGTATGCCTTGCTTATCAGCATTATAATGCACATCCTCAATAATAATCCCATCTTCTATAGGATGAGAAAATATATCAAAGTCTACATCATCTGCATATACTATTTTAGGATTCTTAACGAAGGTCTTGGCCTTAGTTGATTTTCCTGTTCCTGTTTTTCCTGTAAGTAATATTGCTCTATTTTTATTCATTGTTGTTAATCCCATTAAATTACCCCTTTTATTTTCATTAGTATTTCCATTCCTTTCAGTTCTTTATGAATTCCATTTGACATGATGTGAACT